ATAAAACATATAAATAATGACACCTTACGAACTATGGCAACTTGAAACTTATGGCAACTATTACGAAGAAGATGAAGCGCAACATGATGTTGAGCGCTATTTGGATTAATTGTAGACTCTGCAAACATAAATATACTATAACTTTAAAAAAACAAAGCTTATGTCCCAGATGCCATTGCCTAAATGGGGTGACCTTACCCCATACGAAAGACACAAACTCCTCGGTGAGTTGATTGACTCAATGATCTACAGCGGTGAAGCACTTCAGCACCTCAAGGTGACTGTTGAGCAGTTTCGATTGATGGGGTATGTTAGGTCGGTGATACTTCCAGAGAATGAATCTGATTCTTTCACAATTCCAAATGATGAACTATGAACTCAGCAGTAAAAGCCATGATGGATGACATGGTAAAAAATGGAACTCGTATTGACTTTGCGAAGTATTTACAGATGGAACGTGACCAAATCCAAGCAGCCGTCATCTACGGACTTGATGAAGATGGTCACACAGGAGATTGGAAAATAAGTGTTGCACAAAAATACTACAATGAAAAGCACCTTGGAATTACGGGACTACCAGGAGGAGATAAGTAATAAGGCTGTTGAACTGCTGAAGAAGTACAAGATTGCTTATTTGGCAATGGAGGTGCGCTGCGGTAAAACATTAACATCAATGGCTGCCGCCCACAAATTTGGTGCTAAGTCAGTATTATTTGTTACGAAGAAGAAAGCCATCATTGATATTGTCAACCAATTTAGTGCAAGTGGGATTGAAATGGGAATTTATGTGACCAACTATGAGCAACTTGGCAATGTGCATGACTCATTTGACTTGATTATATGTGATGAAAGCCACCTTGTCTCATCCTATCCTGTACCATCAGCAAGGGCAAAGGAGTTGAAGCGTATTTGCTTTGGGAAGCCTATCATCTACCTTAGTGGTACACCCAACCCTGAGTCATTCTCTCAGCTTTACCATCAGTTTTGGGTTAGCAGTTACTCTCCATTTGAAGCATATCCTAACTTCTACAAATGGGCCACCCAATTTGTGACTGTAAAGAAGATGAAGATAAATGGTCAATCCTTTAACAACTATGACCAGGCTGATAAGAAGATGGTGATGGACTTGTGCGGTCATCTATTCCTCACGTTTACCCAAGAGCAAGCTGGATTTGAGTCACTTGTAAATGAACACATCCATCACGTTGAGATGCTTGAGTCAACCTATACACTTGCAAATAGGCTTAGGATTGATAAGGTGGTAAGGAACAAAGAAGGGCAGGTAGTATTAGGTGATACGGCAGTTAAGTTGTTGCAAAAATTGCATCAAGTGTATAGTGGGACTGTGATTGTTGATGAGCCGGAAAGGATGGCGAAGGTTGTTGATTACTCAAAGGTTGAATACATTAAAGAAAAGTTTAATACGTTAAAGATTGCCATATATTATAAGTTCATCGCAGAGGAGATGGCAATTAGGTATGTTTTTGGCTCAGAAAACTTGACAACTGAGGCAACTGTGTTTAATGAGTCAACCAATTTGATATTTATCTCACAAATCCAATCAGGTCGCGAAGGGGTCAACATCTCAACTGCTGATGCGCTGATCTTCTTAAATATTGACTTCTCGGCGGTATCATATTGGCAAGCAAGGGCAAGAATACAAACAAAAGATAGGGTGAAGCAAGCAAATATTCATTGGATATTTAGCAAAGGGGGCATTGAGGATAAGATATATGAGGCGGTGATGAATAAGAAAGATTACACTACTTATCACTTTAAAAAGGACTTCAATATATGAAAACAATCCCTTACATCCTAATGGTAATTTATTTTTTCGTTGTATCAATTCCCGTATTTATCATTATTTTTATCCTCACTCACACATTTTATACACTTAAACAAACAACACTATGCATCAAAAAAAGACTAACTCAATCTCTGAGTACATCCAAGGCAATTTAGATAGGAAGAACGTAAGATGGCGGTTAAAAGATGGGGAGTGGATGTTTGAGATACATCCAAAGATTTGGGGATCAGAGGAGATGTTTGACTTGTATTACCCATCTTATGAGTACATCAAGTTTAATGATAAAGGAAGCAATCCTGATAAAACTAAGATAAAATGATCCACGGATCACTATTTTCTGGTATCGGAGGATTTGACTTGGCTGCTGAGTGGATGGGATGGGAGAACAAATTTCATTGTGAATGGAATACATTTGGGCAAAAAGTCTTACACCACTACTGGCCACAAGCTGAACAATTTACAGACATAACTAAAACCGACTTCAAAAAATATGCAAACAGAATTGATATTCTCACAGGAGGATTCCCTTGTCAACCATACTCCTCAGCAGGAAAGCGACTTGGTAAAGAAGATGAGAGACACCTCTGGCCAGAGATGCTTAGAGCGATTCGGGAGATTCAACCACGTTGGGTTGTGGGCGAAAACGTTCTCGGACTTGTTAATTGGTCAGGAGGGTTGGTTTTCCACGAGGTGCAAGCTGACTTGGAAGCTGAAGGGTACGAAGTACAACCGTATGTACTTCCAGCTGTATCCGTCAACGCACCACACAGAAGAGACAGAGTTTGGTTTGTTGCTAAATCAAAGCCTCCAATACCTGAGAATAATGATCCGTGCCTCATAATGTACAAGCTTGAATGTAATGCTGCCTCTGATGCTCAAACTCAATTTGCTGCCATCTGCACCCATGTGCATCAAGTAATGCCTCCCATACCTCTTCCCAATAGGCTTTGTCTTCTGAGTGCTGATGCAGGAGGCAGATAGCTGATTCTGCTGCGTTGAATGACAGATTCATATATATGTAAATCTGTTCTGCTTTGTTTTTAGGTGTCATTTTTCTCTCATTTTTTTTTGCAAATCAAGTAGTTTCTTAAATTCTTCGTTTAACTCAAGGCCTTCTGAACGCTTCTTATCAAACTCATCTCTTATTTTAGTTATTTGTCTTTGAACAACTCCCATCTTTTCATTTACTTCGTTTATTTTAGCCTCTATAAAATCATAGGCTATTTTCTCTTTAGCTGTCAAGTTAATGAACAAGCTTCATCAGATTTACAGCGGATCAGTGATTGTAGACGAACCTGAGCGTGAGGGTAAGGTTTTTGATTACACCAAGGCTGAGTTTATAAAGCATTACTTTAAGGATAAGAAGATAGCCATATTTTACAAATTCGTATCAGAGGCTTATGCCATCCGATGGGTATTCGGAAAGGTTTATGACGATCCGCAAGAGTTTAACGAGGCTGAGTCAGGAGTATTTATATCTCAAATAGTATCTGGTCGTGAGGGTATCAACCTATCTACTGCTGATGCTCTGGTGTTTTATAACATTGATTTTAGTGCTACAAGCTACTGGCAGTCGAGAGCAAGGATACAAACAAAGGATCGGGAGAAGGATGCCCAGATATATTGGATTTTTGCTGAAGGTGGCATAGAAGATAAGATATACAAGGCAGTAATGGACAAGAAGGATTATACCTTGTCGCACTTTAAAAAAGATTTTTCACTATAAATTTGGTAGTGTTAAATATGTATAGTAATATTGTTGTCTAAACAATTACGTATGGACTTTAATTTCAAGACTTACAGATTTAATGTTAACATTATGGATTTGGCTGACTATCTTGGCATAGATAGCATGAGCGATCCTACTTTCAAATTGACTGGTAGCAAAATCATTGAGTGGAGAATGAGGGTGACTCCGATGGGTTACTACCTTGGCTCTATTGAGTTCATTGTTGATCAAGTTGATTTGATGTTTAATTGGTCAGTTTATACTGAGTATTTGAATGAGTATGAATTGATGAAGCTACAGAACACTCCTGGTTGTACTACAAACGACCATGATGTCAGCGGTGGTATGACTGTTCATGCCACAATTAAAAATGGCTTCAAGCTTTCATTCGAAAAAGTAAACTTGACTGAGAGTTCTGCTTATGAGTTTGAGCCAGAAGAGGTAGATATCTATTTGACTGAAAAAGTAATAGTAATACGATGAAAGAATCATATATCCAATCTCAAATCATTGTCAAGTTAGAGTCATGGGGATGGATGGTTGTAAAGCTTATCCAAACCAACACCAATGGTATTCCTGACTTGATGGCTATGAAAGACGGCAAAACGATTTTCATCGAGGTTAAGCGAGAGGGAGAGC